AAAGCTAGCCCCATCGCCACACGCATCCAAAAAGCTTGTGGTGACTCGACTATTTTATTATTTACACGAATAAAGTACCTGTCAATTAAAATTTGTAGACCAAGATACTTAAATTTCTTGTCTCTTTCGGGGTCGATAGCTTCTGACAGTTTTTTTAGGTCAAAATTTAACAGTTCTGGATTAGCTATTTCGTTTTTTACAAGTTTCTTTACGCCTTGAACAAAAGACTTGCGATATTGCAGTTCAAAAGTATCAGAGTCCACGCTTTCGCGGAAAACTTCTTTATATAGCGCGTTTGCAGCTAAGGCGGCAGCAACTTTACTGTAATTTGGCTCTTTTTCTATTTTAGCCCTAGCCGACAGAATTAAAGCATCGTCGATTTCTTTAGTAGTTATTTTGTCGTAGAGCTGAAGTTGTGCGTCTAGGATAATTTCACTAGCAGATACGTTATTCCCGCCGATTCCTAGACATGCTCTATATGCGCACTTGTTAATTTTTTCAACATCAAAATTTTCTAATTTGCCGTTTCTCTTCTTTACTTTGATATCCATTATTTGACGAGTTAATTTACACCTGACGAGAGCAGGTTTGTCACCTTAGTTTACTTCTGATTGTAAGTCAAGTCTATTTTTCGACTATCTCAAGAGACTTATCGCCGGTTTTCATTTGAAGCGTTTTTAAATAAGCTTCCGCTTTCGTTTTCCCTTCTTTGGAGTAGTCGAAAGCTCCGTATCTCCATTTAGTTTTCTTTGAAACTATGAGGTAATATTTCTTTTTAGACTTCAATAGAAATTATTTCTTTATAAAGTTTGTTTATGGATTCATCTAACCTGTCAAGCTCTCTTTCTTCCGCCTCGACTTTATTGAGTATAAACTTCATTTCTTTTCTGAGATTTGAAATTTTTTCATCTAAATTTGGCAGCCATTGATTTTTCTCGACTTCATCACACCGAGAAAAACATTCTTCCATTCTGTTTTCCCAAAAAGAAATAGAGTCTTCAACAATTGATATTTCTGAAGATATATGCTCTATTTCTGTAAAAATTTCTTCAATCTTTTTACTCTTCATCTTTTAAAATCTTTATACATGTCTTAAGCTGGTGAGCCCAAATATCATCGCCTGCTTGGTTTGGATTCTCCATTCCATCTCTTATTTTAGACAATTGAAGAAGATACTCTAAAATTTTAATACATTCAGGAATTCTTTCTAAAGTTTTATTAGACATATCTATATATATTTACACAAAAAAGGCCGCTACATAAGCAACGGCCAATTTCGCAATTATTATGACTTTTATGTCAAGTTTATTTTATTGATACAGATATTTTTTTAGAACTGTCTTTTTTGGGAATGGAGAGTTCTAAAATACCATTTACTAGTTTAGCTGATAGTTTTTTTCTGTCAGCTTTCTGCGGCAATTCGTAGCATCTGCTGATAGTTCGTTTTTTGCCGCCGACTTCAGCTTCTCCATTGAGTTTAACGTAGTCTTCCTCAATTTCTACCTTGAGATTATCTTTGCCGAAACCGGGAACTTCCAGTACGGCTTCAAAAGATTCATCTTTTTGGGAGAATGGATAAAGAGTTGTATTTTGATCTGCGAACAGCAAATCTTCGAATAATTTATATGGACTATTATGTAATAACATAGCACGGCCCTTTTAGCTAGAGCCATGCCAAGTTTACAAGTGTGAAAAAAAGTCCCTATTTAAAGGACTTTCTTAAGAAAATTGTTATTGTGCTTGCGCCAACTGGGACAAATCGACAGACCTTATGTCGTACATGCTTACAATTTTGTCCCTATTTGCGCTGTCCTTTACCAGAAAAGAGCTTTCGTCTACGACTTCTTTAATTTCCCCGATCCAAGAGAAATTATGGTTTTCAATTACCTTAACTTTCTGGCCGATCATTTTTTTATTGTAATCTAATTTACTGTCACTCATTTTCTACTGTTAATACTATTTGATCATTTTGATAAAAAACAACTTTGACGTCTTGATGGGAGTCTTTTATGGCTTGTATGAAGCTTTGGCTCATATTCATTATAGATTCTTCTTTTCTTTTATTTGTTGCGGCTATTCTTGCCTTCTTTTTACAGGAGCATCCTACTCTTATGTTTGAAAAAGCTCGAATAAAATTAAGCATAAAGTTATCTAGCCTGTGGTGGCTTGTCATTTTCTCGAGGAAATCTCTGTAGTCCAATATTGTTCGTATTTCAATCATTGAAGAATGATTTTTCTAAATGCCTGTAAGTAAGGAGAGAAACAACATAATAAACTCCTAATAACTTTACACTAAATAGCAGGCTTACGCACAAACAGGCCCAAGCCGCCAAGCAAAACGGGCAAGACAACAACTTAAAAATAAAAAATATCAGCTTTTTACCTTGGTTTTTACAAGCCAAATATTCTGTCAATAAGTAGTCTGGATTTTCAATACTTTGATCTTCGTATTCTTTGAAATCAAAGTTAATTAACTTTAAATACGAGTACAAAAAGTCGGTTTTAAACCAAATAAACAGAAATGACGTAATCAGCCCGATCGGAGCGATTAAGTCAAATACCACTACTTCCAAAACCTCCTTCATCTCTTTCGGAATCTGAAAGCTCTTCTACTTCTGTCCATTTTGCAGAGTAACATTTTTCAATTACTATTTGTGCAATCCTGTCCCCTTGTTTTATCTCAACTTTGCCAAAAGATCCAAAAAAGTTTTCGTAAGCAGTGCCTTTCGTTGAATCAGAGTTTAAATTTACCAACAAGACTTTTATCTCTCCTCTGTAGCCAGAATCTATTACACCGGCCATTACATCTAAGCCTTTTCTAACTGCTAATCCGCTTCTCGGCGCTATCCTTCCGTAGTATCCTTCTGGTATTTCAATTGATATTCCAGTTGAAATCAACCTTCTTTCCATTGGCCTAATCAAAGCTGGTTCAGTTGAGTACAGGTCATAACCTGCATCAGCTTCTGTGTTTTTGCTTGGGCAGATGGCAAAGTCGGATAATTTTTGATACTTGATCTCCATGGGCAAATTTTGCAGTTTACGTTAAATAAAGTCAAGTTTTTTTTCTTAAAAAAATAGTTGACAGATAACAAGAAAGATTTTAAGGTGGCTTTTGGATAGGCGAGCTCCGTAAGCCGCTCGCCCCCGACCGCTAAAAGCACGGCTCTGGTTCAGGAGACTTTACAACCGTGGAAAGTTATTGCGGATTGAAGGAGAAGAACGAAAGTTCGATGCACTGGATTAGAACGAATAACGGTGAGGCAGACAGATCAACATGTGGGCACTAGGCCTCCTGTTCACCCAAAAAAGTTAGATCTGTGGGAATTTAATAGGGAAGTAAGCGGTCCGGTCGTTTAGAACGAGTTCATTTTTTTTTGAACTGGCGCTAGAACGGGAAAAGTCTCCGTGTCTTTCGACACGGAAGACTTTTTTAGGGAAGTTTATTATTACGTTCTAACGTATTGTTAACGTAAAGATAATAATAAACGATACGAATTTATATGAAAGGTTTTTACAACGAAATGTCCGTAAACGAAGTGTTAAATAACGTAAATCTCATTGGTATTGCTGGCGTAGCTGGTAGTGGTAAAGATACGTTTGCTGAAATCATAAAGAAAGTATTCGAAAGTAATGGATTCGAAGTAAATTGTCTTTCTTTTGCAAAAAAACTCAAAGAAGAAGTGGCTGAAGTCTCGAAAAGCATGTACGGGATAGATACTACGAACTGCACTCGCGAGGAAAAGAATTTAATTAGGCCACTTCTGCTGGCCCATGGAGCGATAATGAGAGAGAAAACCAAGGGCCAGTATTGGATAGACGGAATAAAAGATTTAGTATCTAATGACAAAATTAATATAATAACTGACGTTAGATTTTGCGAGTATGAATGCGATGAAGTTGACTGGATTCAATCAAACAATGGGATAGTTGTTCATATTACTAGGTTTTTTGAAGAAAATGGAGAAAGAATTTACATTTCGCCCGACAACGAATACGAAAAAAGGAACAATAAAATCCTTAAAAACAGAGCAAACTACTCCTTCTCTTGGCCCACAGACATATCTAAGCAAATTAAATACTCAAACAAGTTCTTTGAATGGCTTGTAAAAAACTATCTTGAACGATGATATTTTAAAAAATTACCAAAGTGATTGCTATCCAATTTATGCCAGCTTGGGAGTAAACGCTTATTTAGACTTCAAAAAGCCTTCGTATCTTCACCATTTTACTTCTAGTGAGGATACGGAGTTCTACTATTCTATACAGCTTTTTAGCAAAATTCCTTATCACGAAGAGACTATTTACGACAAAGATAATTATTTTCTAGCATTGCATTTATACAATTATGACGACTTGGGAATAAGAATGGACATAATTCAAAATGCCGAGTTTTACGATACTTTTGAAGAAATAATTGATACTCTTTACCCTGTTCAAGCGAGCTTTTTAAAGCATCACAGATACGCAATTACTTTCACTGGCCTTGAAAAATATTCAATCAAAGATTTTAGCAAAACTGTAGCATCATGGAAAAAAACCATATTAGAAATATAGAAGATATTGAATTAATAAAGAAGATATCTTTAAACGAAGACGAAGAAAGCTTGCATGAGCTTCACCGTAGATACAAAAATATGTATTACAAACAAGCTCATAAATTTAGCAATTTCTTTGCAATAAATAATATTGAACTTGAAGATATCCTAAAAGATTCTTTGTACATAGTCTACAACTCGGCCAAAACTTTTGACGAAAGCAAGGGGATAAAATACATAACTTGGTTAGGCTCAAAGACTAAATTTTATTTCCTCAACATGTCTAACTGTAAAGACAAGTCTTATTGTTTACTTGATTTTAAAGAAACTGAAAAAGAATTAGAAGAATTATCAAATAAAGACGAAAACTCCAAAAAGGCTCCGCCGATTACATACAAAGAAGTGTTGACTGTACTAAAGAACTGCTCAGATAAAAGAATCCCAAAAATTTTTGAACATAGATATCACCCCGACAATAGAAAAACGCCAAGCTGGAGAAGCATATCGGAAAAGTTCAACCTTAGCTCTCAAACAATAATAAACCTCCACACCAAGGGGTTAAATTACGTCAGAAAAAAAATGAAAAATCTTTCATAAAAAAACTTGACATCGCTGCAGAAAGCTAGAATAATAATCTCCGTATGAGCAATACATACAATAAAGACGAAAAACGCAATGAATGGAAAGAGCGCGAAGTTGGTGCTCTTTGGGTACAGAAAAGTGCAAAAGGTCAGAAATACATGACCGGGCACGTTTCTATCAATCCTTCATCAGAGAACACAAAGGTTGTTATCTTTGAGAACTCTGGCAAGAAGGATGAGAACGGTAAAGTGAAGAATGAAAAGGCTCCGGACTTCAGGGTATACCTGTCGGAGAACACAAATTCTTCGCAGAAAACACAGGCTCCAAAGGAAGCTGATACCACTTCTGTTCCTGAAACAGAAGAAGAAACCGCTTTTTAATGCGGGATTTCTCCTTAAACCTACCTGTCAATTCTGTTAGTTTTGGTCAGGTATCTGTAGCCCTCTTGCGTGAGTTTCATGCAAGGGGGTTACAACCTTGTTTATTTCCAATTGGAGATAAGATTGATCTCCACTCGCAAGATGACCTAAAAGAAGATTTTCAAAAATGGATTCAGTCTTGTATAAATAAAAGGTTTGAACAGCATTCTAGATCAAACCCCACTTTTAAATTATGGCACTTGAATGGCAGCTTGGAGTCTTATAGCGAAAAGCAAGTTCTTTTAACTTTTCACGAAACAGACCAAGTAACTCCAACTGAAAAAAATATTGCCACAAACAATAAATTAGCTTTTTCCTCCTCCTACTCAAAAGATGTTTTTGAAAAAAGTGGAGTCGAGGGAGTAGAACATATACCACTTGGTTTTGATTCAAATAATTTTTCAGTTAAGAATCAATCTTATCTTAAAAATAAGATAGTATTCAATCTAACAGGTAAGTTAGAGAACCGAAAAAATCATAAAGATGCCATACAAGCTTGGGTTAAAAAATACGGCAACAACAAAGACTACGTTCTTCAATGTGCTATATCTAATCCTTTCTTAAAGCAAGAAGATTTCTCAAGGATTCTAAATGAAATATTAGAAAGCAAAAGTTATTTCAACGTAAATTTCTTAGGCCCTATGCAGAAAAATAGTTTGTATAATGATTATCTTAATTCTGCAAATATTATCATTGGCATGTCGGGCGGCGAAGGGTGGGGGCTTCCAGAGTTTCAGTCTGTAGCTCTTGGAAAGCATGCTGTCATGCTCAACTGCAGCGGATATAAAGATTGGGCCAATAGTGAAAACTCAACTTTAATTGAACCCAGCGGAACCAAGGAAGTATATGATGGCGTATTTTTTCACAAAGGACAGCCTTTCAATCAAGGAAACATATACTCTTTTGATGTAGATCAGTTTATAGATGCTTGCGAAAAAACTGTAGAGAAGGCTAAATCAAATCCTGTCAACGAAGAAGGTTTGAAGCTTCAAGAAAAGTTCACGTACAAAAAGACCGTGGATAAAATTTTAGATGTAATAGAAAAACTGTAATGCCCGAGTACATATACGAAAATCCAGAAACCAAAGAGCAGATAACCGTTTGGCAAAGTGTCCACGAGGCTCACGAATACGAGGTTGATGGAGTTGCATATGACAGAGTATATACTATTCCTAATGCATCAATAGATACAAAAATCAACGCTAGCTCTGAAGCTGATTTCGTGAGTAAGACAAAAGCTAAGACTTATGGAGAGCTTTGGGATCATTCGGCAGAAATGTCCGCTAAAAGAGCCGAGCAGCACGGAGGTAAAGATCCAGTAAAACAAGAATTTTTTAAAAATAATTCTGAAAAAAGAGGCGGCAAAAAACACGTTAATGACAGGTAAAATTCTATTTGTTATGCCCAAGTCAGCAGGAGATGTACTTTGCAGTACGTCTCTTTTGCGTTCTATAAAAGAACTTTATCCAGACTGCATTTTGCATTTTGCGACAGAAAAAGTTTACTTTGACATACTGAAAAATAATCCCTATGTAGATAAAGTCATTGAGTATGAA